TCCGCATCTTACTCAACCGCACCCGTGAGGAGATGGCTCGGGAATTTGTAACGAAAGAGGATAGCAACCAAGTTCTATCGCAAATTATGAATAAGTTTGACCGCCTCGAAGAGAAAATTGATCGGCTAATGGAGCGGTGATATGGACCCGGTCACTTGCATAGCCGCGGCGTCAGCAGCCTATAAAGGTATTAAGAAAGCGGTGGATTTTGGGAAAAGCGTCCACGAAATGTCTGGCACCATATCGCAATTTGCCAAGGCCGCGTCTGATCTGGATTTCTTGGAAAAGAAGTCGCAGAAGCCTCCGCTGTATAAAATGTTTAGCGACAATGAGGCCAACGCCCTTGAGATATGGTCGCAGAAGCAAAAGCTGGCTGAATATCGCGAGGATTTGCGAAGCCATATTTCTTGGCATTATGGGCCATCGGCTTGGGAGGCCATCGTAAAAATCGAGGGGCAGCAGCGCAAGCGCCAGCAGGAGATGGTGTACAAAAAGCAGGAGTTTATAGACAAGTGCATAAACTTGGCAATCGGAACGGCGCTTTTACTTGCTGGGTTTGGTTCGTTGATCGCCATTCTGTTTTTCTTAGGCGTCAAGCACGGGAAATTTTAAATGTATCTACTTCTTTGGTTTCAGCTTAGTGCGCAGGTCATACACTTTGAGGTGGGCCAGTACAGCAGCGAGAAAGAGTGTTTTGATGCGCTGAGCAAAGCGTCCGTTTTAGTTACTAAAACCAACGAATATTTGCAGTGTTTTAAGATTACAGGAGAAAGCAAATGACGATAGCAATGGAGCGCGTGCTGGCTTGGAAGCTACTGCCGCGACTTATGATGATAATGATGTCAATATCCGCTTGGCGCGTGGTCGAGTGGTTTATGACGTTAAGCGATCCAACAACGCAGCAATCCGCGCTGGTCAGCGTTGTCACAGGGGCTATGACTGGCGCATTCGCCGTGTGGCTGGGGCATGAGAAATGATAGGTCAAATAATCGGATCACTCGGCGGTCTCGCCGCGAGCTACATCGACGGCAAGACCGCCGTGAAGAAAGCTGAAGCTGAGACCAAGATGAAAATTGCCACTGGCGAGATTAGCTGGGAGCAAGCTGCAATAGAGGCCAGCAATAATTCGTGGAAAGACGAGGCGTGGACGGTGGCTTTCATAGCCATTGTGCTGGGCAGCTTCATACCGGGCATACAGCCTTACATGGCGCAGGGTTTTGCAAATCTGGACGCTGCGCCTGAATGGTTCCAGTGGGCCATGTATGCAAGCATCGCGGCGAGCTTTGGCATCCGCACAGTAAAGGGGTTGAAAAAGTAATGTTCCTTGCGGCCCTGCTCATATGCTCCACGATAGAAGCAAAGTCCTGTGTGGTGGTCGCAAATACTAACAATATATGGTACAACGAAGCCGAATGCCAAGCCGACGCGATGAACTTGGCGCTTGAGCTTGTTGACAAAGGGTTTGCGGTCAGGCCGTATTGCTTCAAGGTTGGAGAAAACACATGAGTAGAGCTACACCAGCGAAGGGCAAAGCCCGAGTTAAAGTTACGTCCAGCGGACGTAAAGTCAGTTACGGTCAAGCTGGCAAGGCAAAGGGTGGCGGACCACGGGTCAAGGCCGGCACTAAGAAGGGCGACGCGTACTGCGCACGATCCGCGGCGCAGAAGAAGAAGTTTCCGAAGGCGGCGAAAGATCCTAACAGCCCGCTCAATCTATCACGCAAACGCTGGAAATGTGCCGGCACAAAATCGAAGAGGTCATAATCCATGAAATACGGCAGCAAATCAGGCTTCAAGACCTGCTCAACATGCAATTCTAAATCACTTTGCACCGCCGGCGGCGCGTGCAAGAAGAGCGTAAAAATCAAAATGGCGTAAGGAGTGCCGGTATGTCACTTTACAAAAACATTGCTAAAAAGCGTGCGCGCATCAAGGCCGGAAGTAAAGAGAAAATGCGCAAGCCCGGCAGCAAAGGAGCGCCAACGGCCGGTGCATTTAAAGCGGCTGCCAAGACGGCTAAGAAGCCAGCTAAGAAAAAGGCTAAAAAATGACTTATAAATTATCACAGCGAAGTTTGGATCGCATGGAGGGCGTCGACGAAAAGTTGGTGTCAGTGGTTAAACATGCAATCACGGCGACCAAAACGGACTTTGGCGTCATCCAAGGTCTTCGCACGATTGAGATGCAAAAGGCGCTTGTCGCTAAAGGCGCGTCACAGACGATGAAGTCCAAGCACTTAGACGGCCTTGCGGTTGACTTGATGGCTTACATTGGTGGTCGTGGGTCATGGGAATTGAACCTGTATGATGACTTAGCCGACGCGATGTCTGAGGGCGCCAACGCTGTTGGCTGCAAGGTGCGATGGGGCGCTGCATGGCACATTGACAGCATTGGTCAGTATAAAGGCACGATGCAGGAGGCCATGAATGAGTACATTGACTTGCGTCGTTCTCAGGGCAGGCGGCCTTTTATCGACGGCCCACACTTTGAACTTATGGCCTAGTCTATCTAGGTTAGCTAAGTGCGGGTCCAAGATCAGAAGGCCAGCGCGTCGGTAGGGCGAGCGGGCGAGCATTTAGCACTCGCCCGTCTTTCGCTTGCCGGCTATCTCTGCACACTATGTCAGATCAAAGACCACGATGCGTATATACAAATGGCCACACGCACGCTCACGTTGCAGGTAAAAAGCGCCAGTAAAACGCACGGAATAGAGCAGAGGTACAAATTCCACACAGTTAAGAAGAGCGGCCCAAGGTCAGATGTGTACGCCTTCGTCGCGGTGGATCTGGATGCTGTAGTTTTTCGCCGTGGCGACGAGATAATCAAGACGACAACATATGTGTCTGAGGCAGAATTTATGAGCGAAAGCCAGTCGATGCAAAAAACTTTGGACAGCTTCAAATAATCTCTGGCGCCCATGTGTGGGCTTGAGTAGAAAGTTTGAGCGGGTGGTTCAACATATTGTTTGTTGGTTAACGTGCTCCGAATGCGCCAATCATTCCCACGACCACCCGCACGATTGCTAAAATATAACAAAGGCCAGAGCCATCAAGAGGGCTCCACTAAAGAACCCAAAGACAGCTCCGATGAAGCCTGCCGCGTTTATCATGCGCTCAATTTCTTTGTCATCCATTACTCGTCATCCTCAAAGCAGTTATTGATCGCCTTGATCGGCTGCTTGCTAAACACCCAGCGCCACTGACGCTTCGTGCAGCCCGGAACCTCGACCAAGTCGCGCACGCGGTAGATTTTATCGTTCTCCCACATTTTCTTCAGATAGCTTGACGTGCGCGGCACGCTCTCGCCAAGAAGCTCTGCGGCCTCTGACGCGGTCACACGCCGGTCATATGGGATCAAAGAGAACAGGCGGTTCCCTTGGTCGATGCTATGCTGCTTCATCTTCTCAGCGGCCACCAGCATCGACGGTGAGGTTGTCAGCGGCCTGCGCGGGCCCGACGGCAGCAGGTCACGTTTACCCGCCCGATACATAGACTGCTCGTATTCCCAGACGCAGTGACCGTATGTGATCTCGTACCGTTCATGTTTGTCCGTCACGCCCTCCAACTTTGCCCTCAGTCGCTCTGCGGCTTCACGCTGGTCGCGCGCCTTAGTGCGTCTAATAGGGCTTGCACTTCCTCCAGACGCTGCTTCAGATTGGGCCGCATCGCCGTCTTCTGCTCCGCCAGCATGATGCTCGTTATCCGCTCGAGCCGACTGATAATGATCTGAGTTTGGTCCGTATTCACGGGGCTTCCTTTCCAGTTTGATGTTTAGCTTGCTAGTGATGCGGTGGATCGTTGAGCGGGATACGCGCAGCAAGTCTGCGACGTCCGCCTGAGACATTCCCTGCTCCGCGCAGTCGATGACGTGGCGCGTCAGAGCCTCTGGGTCATACTTCATTCGTCTTCCTCCTCTTCCTCTTCTTCTTCATCAGGCGGCGGGATCTCGCCCATGCCTCCGCACTCTGGACACGATACGGTCTCCATGATGATTTCACCGATGTCGCGGCCCGCGTTGTGAGGGTATGCGTACCCCTCCTCTATAGTGCCCTCACCGTGGCACTCAGGACACGCTACCAGCCTCGGTAAGATGGCTGCCCATGCTTCGCTCATGTCGAACCCTCCGGGCGCTCAGCGGCCAGCTCACCGCCGCAGGCAGCGTATCCGACCAGATCCACCCAGTTGTCGGCGTGGGCGACATTTGACTTGAGGCGCGCGAGCTTTATCTGCGCGCACATGATTGCGCAATCTGCGGCGGTTATCTCGACCCCGAGGTGGATGCTCCAATAAGCCGCAATCGTCGAGAAGTTTTCCTCCATGTCGCCGTGCGTCGCAGCGCGGTCTCTTGTGATACATTCGCTCGCCATATCGAGGATGTCGGAGCGTGAGTAGTTGTTAGCCATGCGTGGTCTCCCAGTGTGTTGGTCGCGCCTTTGGGCGCATTGTTTCATCATTTACATTAGCGGCCACCGTGCAGGCGATCAACAGCCCGCAGAGTGACATCCATATGGCGAGGATCGCCCAGTCTTGTTTCGTTGGCATCATATTCTGCTCTCCCAGTTTGCATCACGCGGCGCCAAAGTAATCCTTGCGTGCCGCGTTGATCTTCTCTTCTGGCGTTGCGCCAGCCTTCATGCGCTTTGTGTTGGTGATCTGGAACACCTCGCCAAACTCTGCAAGGTCGGATGTGTCGGCGATAAAAAAAGCGCCGTTTGACTTAAACTCAACAACCGCTGTTTCGCCGTCTGCATCCAAAACGCAAAGGATTGTGATGTCTTCAGCTGAAATTGTGGATGTGTTTAACATTGTCATATCCGTGTTCCCTTTGTTAATGTCTATACAGCTAACCTAATGTTAACATCTACACCTTGCAAGCACAAAATGTTCACAAAGCGAAAAAAATGTTATAGGCTGCCAGAGTGACATTTATGGAGGATCACATGCTCGACGAACAAACTAAGGAACTGGTGCGCAATCTCAACAACCCGCACCGCGTAACAAACATCATGGCGCTGTTTAAATTTTGCGAGCAGGCGGCCACCATCATCCAAGACCAGTCTGCAATGCTGCACCGCGCGGCCGCAGACGCGCTTGAGGCGCAGCCAAAGAAAGCCGCGCCTAAAAAGTCTGCGAAGAAGTAGCGTTTAGCGGGGGCCGGCGAGTAGCCTTAACAGATCCTGAGATGGGTCGATTGGTGGCTGAACGCCGGCAGCCTGCGCAGACGCTCCCGCGCCCAGAAGCCCGCTTATGACGTTGCTCTTTGTCGCCTCTCCCGTCTCTCTGGCTGCCTGTATGCCCGGAGCTGCGCGCTCCATAGCTTGAGCCTGA